CTCGCTGTTGTTTTATCCTTAGCTGTTGCACACTTATGTCTTGCCCTAAAAGACTTTCTTCTTGCTGGGCTTGATTTCTTTATTCTCATATTAGGGTCACCAAATGTAATTCTTTTTATTTTATTCCCAGATCTGACGTATACTTGGGACTTCTTTCTACCATATCCTGGCTGACCTTTACGAATACGAGTCGGCTTATTAAGTCTAACTGACTTACCTCTATACTTAGCCATTTCATCTACCTACTTTTTTCATAGCTATTTTATGAGATTGTGTAAATGTTTTGCCTTTTCTCATAGCAGTAGCCATTGATTTTAAATGCTTTGCAGTGTGATGTTTTTTATGTCTACGCATAGCAGTCTTTTGTCTTTTAGTTAAGCCCCTCATGCTTATACCCTTAACATAATCCGTCTTGGGCATTATTTCTTTTTCCTTCTCATTTTACGAACTTTTTTCTTTCCTTTTTTCATCTTTTTCTTTTTACCACCGTAATGATATGGCATATTAACCTCCTAGTATGTCATTATTGTTAATTGTGCTTCGCATTTTTGCTGTGTAGTGTTTCCTAAAATCTGACGTAATGAATTTCTTCTATTACTTTGTGTTGCATCTAATTTACCACTAAATGCACCTGTATGTAAAACACTAACCACAAACTCAGCATTAGGTCTGTCTGATAAATTCCATGATATTGCACCTGTCTCATAGTTTACCTTACCGACAGTTCTTTCATTTTTCCATATTAAATTACCATTTCCATCATCTCTGATGAATATTTCTTTATAAACACTATCATTTGTCACTGGGTCATATTCTGTTTCAGTTTGTAATCTAGCATCAACAGATTCAAATGCTGATGGTATTCTACCTACACCAAGCAAATTAGTTCCCCCAGTGGCATTTGCTATAGCTACTGCTGAAGTAGATAAAAATGATCCAGATCTAAATATTATATCACCATTTTCTAGGCTGATTGTAACTTTTTTCTCAAATAAATTACCTGTTGTGTAATATTGAGTATCTAGCGCATCTTGTATCTTTGCTATGATTCCTGTAGAGCCACCAAACTTAGTATTAGATGAGTCTGTCGTAAATGTTAAATCTGAAAATGTTGATCCTGAGTCAACTGTAATATTGAATCTATATTCTTGATTGGCTGTTAAACCACTTTCTGTGTTTGCAGTTATATCAGATAAATTTGCTTTAGCAAAGCCTGCTTCATAGAATTGTATTGCTATACTGCCAGGTGTCAATCCTGCTTGATTTCCTGCTGACCTACCATAACCAAAATAATTCATTGATTTCCAACGACCATTACTGTCTGTCGTTTTGCCTTTTTCATTGCCTGCTGCTACATATTTATGATGCATATTAAAAAATGGTAAGTGCACTGCTCTGTCATCATTGTGAGTTGCTGCTGTTGAGCCCATAACACCTCTTTTTACAGACAATGTGCTATTTGCTAAGTCTGCACCTGTTCCTACTGATAACACCTCTAATATCTCATCGTCTATACGTATCAAATCACCTGCATAAAAATATTTACTGTGCCCATCTTCAAGGTTCACTGTTGTAATAGTTGCATCTGATGCTATATCTCCTGAAGTTGCTGTGTCTACATCTGCACCTGAATCTAAAGACTCTGCTGTTGTCACAGAAGCACTATCAACTGCTGTACCTGTAAATTCACCACCTGCATCACCAATAATTGCTCTAGTTGTAGGTATCATAATTTCTTCATCAGGATTTAATAAATATTTTACAAATCTTAGACCTGAAGCACTACTATCTATACTTGTTGCATCTGTGTATGAATTATAAACTAATTCAGCTAATGCAGGCACATATCCATCGTTTTTAATTTTTACTGCACTTATAGTTCCTGCTTTGCTTGCAGTATTGCTAGCTGTTGCATTTACATCTAGTAATAAATCTGATGAACTTGAATTATATGTTATAGATTTTTTTATTGTAGCAATAGGAACTGCAAATTTATCTTTAATTCTGCCTCGTGTAGTACCTCGATTGTATGGTTGCTGTCTTGATTTTTTCATTGTCATAATCTTACTCCTAAGTTAAATGGTATTTAATTTGTACGCTCAGGCTATAGTCACTATTGATTGAGTCTGACTTAAAAAATGCCAATATAACCTTTCCTGACGATACTGCTGCGCTACTTACAGTCCATGAAGACAGGTATGCCTGCTCACTTCCTGCGTTAGTTACATCTGAATTATTTGCTAAAACTGTTCCATTAGATAGTGCTGATGTTGACCCACTTGTAAGGTCAAAACTCATTAGGTGCATACGAGTAGTATCCCCTGTTGCTGTATCTGCTCCCTCTATGGATTTTACAGCATCTATAGAGATATTATCATGAACATACCACAAACAAGGGACTATATCGCTTGCCCTTGTTGCATTGCCCTCTGCTGTTGTAAATGATGTGGCAGGGTCTGTCCCTGTGCCAAATGATGGTGGATTTGAAGAGTCTCCAAAGTTTGCACACCCAAAAGGTATTGCTTGATGTGTGTCATCTGCAAAACTTGCTGATTCTGAGTTTACTATACTAAATGTAGCATACTGAGTATTAACATTATTACCAGATGCTTTTACAACTTCATTGGTAGTGTCTACCACTAGAACATCTGTACCATCTGCTTTTCTTACTCTAAGTGTGTTTGTGGAATTGTCATTTTTAGGAGAAACTATTAGTTGGTCATCAGATATAAGAATTGAAGACTCTGTTCCTTCCCCATCAACAACACGAACACTTGATGTTGTAACACCATTATTTGAATTGTTCATGTGTAATAAATCTTTATAACTTGCTGCTAATGTTTTTCCTGTTAAACTCATTTCTCTCCTTTAGTCATATACTGCAAAATCTGAAACTGCTGTTGGTAATGCTGTTACTTTAAATATAAAATCAGCGTATCTATTAGTAGCAGTTCCACCATAAAAAATCTTTGATGTTGTCCCTGAACTGACTTTAGCGCCAAACCACCTATTATAAGTAGATCCTGCTGTTAATCCAGTTTCAACAACCTTCCATGTGACTGTATTTTGATCTGATTCATCGGGTTTGTGTACTAAATGCTCATATGTAGCACCAACAGTATTATATGTTGCATTGTCGGATAATCCAAAATATGCACTTAAATTAGATGCAACATCAAGATATGCTTGTACTTCGTATTCAACATTGCCACTAGGAGGTGCTATAAAACGAACTGTCATATCTGAATCAGGAACTGCAAATGAGTTTGTCATAGTGTAACTCGTATGAGTATGGCTTTCACCAATCAAACGATAACCTAGTATTGTGCCTGCATACGCACTATTGGCTACACTAAATTCTGTCCCTGCTTTTTTTGCAACAAAATTGCCATTATTAGAATCAAGTTCTATACTAGCACCTGAATCTATAACAAAGTCATCTGCTATAATTTTATCTAAACTACTTATTGTAAGGTCGCCACTAGAGTATGTCACATCTGATAAATCATTTAAAGCTGATGCGCCCCCTGCTCCTAAAGTTCCAGCAGAGCTAACCACATTACCTGTGACTGTTAAATTGCCACTAGAGTCTAATGTCAACTTCGTATTTCCACCAACAGTAAGGTTGTCTGAATCTATCTTTAGTTTATTGGAATCATCTGCATCGTTACCTAAAGTCCATCGCAATGTTGCTCCATTATATAAAGCATACTTAGAGTCTTGTCCACTTTGAGTTATTATACCAACAGCAGTTTGATCTGTTTGTTGTATACCACTTACTACTAAGCCTGTGCTTTCTATCGATAAAAGGTCTGTAGTTTCTGCTTGTATTGTCGTGCTTGAACCTAAATTGATTTGCTCTGTATTGACATTGTTAAAGTTCAAGTCTCCACCCTCAATACTAATATCTCCACCAACCTCTAAATCTTTCTCGATTCTAACAATATCATCTCCAAGCTGTAAAGATGTAACTTCATCATTTATCTTTACTGGCTTAATATCCCTAGCAAGAGGATTATCTAGTTTTAGCTCGTTAGCCACTAGTCAGTACCCTCATAATCTTTCATCTTACTTCCAAACCTTTTAACAAATGCAACTGTCTCCAAATCTTCTACTCTTTTGTGTAACTTATTTAATTGCTCTTTTTCAAACAAGGGTGGATGAGAGTCCTTCTCCAATCTATCTAATCTCATAAAAATATTAGTCACCCACCCCTCGTTCTGAATTAAAGGAAAGATATTATTCTTTATCCAATTAATTATCACTCCTCAATCCTTTTATAAAACCTCTTACCATAGATCCGAATACATTATCAATTAAGTCTACAAACCATGGCTCGATAGTGCTATTCCACACACCTTTTGTTACTTTCCATTTACCTAGACCAAGTGTCATAACTTTGCCTATGCTTTCAAACGCTGTCTCTATCACTCCACAAATATGCTCATTTGGGACTTTCTTTAATACCCATAATACTACTGCTGATGCTCCACCACCAACTATCATTCCTGAATTACCTGATACTGCTCCTAGTAATGTATCTAACATATTGTCTCCTCTTTAATAATCTTTTTTGTTATTTAAAAATTTCTCTTTCAACCCATTTCCTGACATGGCTGCGAGAATCTCCACTATCGCTCTATAGCTAGCCTTTGAATCTTTTATGTCTAGCTGCATTTGCTTCTGGGAGTTTATTAACCCAATAACTATCTTTTCAAATCTTTCGTTAGCATCATCAAGGTCACGTTTTAAATCATTTTGTATCCAAGAGTTCTGCTTCCAAATAAAGTAGCCAAATGCTGCGCACATCGCCAAAGGCACTCCATACTGATCTAATATTGCAAAAATATCCATTAGTTTTCAATCAGTAATGTTTCTAATCTTTTGAAGCCTTCATCTATCTTGGCTTCTATTCTACCTATATCGACCTTATTGTTATTAACTTCTCTACTTACTGTCTTTATATTATTTTTGTTCTCAAGTGAATCTGCTTCAATGGCATCTATTCTGTGAGTTGTTGCTCCTTGAGTAAATATTATTGTGCTTCCTATTGTCACTATAGTAAGTAGCGTTCCCACAGATATTTTTTTATCTATCATCTATAAAACCTTATTTTTGGTGTAACTGTTGTAGTCCAGTAATCAGACGACAACTTCAAATATCGTTTTTTTCTGCACTCTTTTTTCTGACGATTTCGCATTGTATGCCTCCAAAGCTTTATCTATGTCATATCCTTTTCCGTCTGTATGCTGAAGGTCAACCTTTATGCCATCTCTGTTTCCGTTGCTATGAAATATGTAGCAGTTTTGGCTAGCTCTACCATTAAGATTAAGGGCTTTTTCAGAGTAGTCGTTACTTCCTACTAAAGATGAGCTTCTTCCAAAGTTGTCTCCAACTCTTGCGCTGTGTACATGACCAAATATAACATAGTCAATCTTTATACCCTTGAGCGAGTATCTTCCAGCGATTTGATTTACAGCAGTGTCTAATTTACCTCTAAGCGAACCATGACCATGAAGCATTAGTAGATTTTGTCCTGCGACATTAATCACTAATTCTGAGGGATCACCGTGTATAAATTTAACACTTTTATTTCTAAATAAATACCTTAAACATTGAAATATTGTATAATCATAGTTATCTGTTGCTACAATGTCACTCCAACCCATTTCTTTATTCGCTCTGCCCTCGTTACCTATAATAGATGCAACTGTAACATTAAAATCCTGGTTGAGGTCTATAATAGCTTGTTGAAGGATGTCCACTCCAAGAAATGTAGCCTTAGCTCTATTGGTAGCCTGATTTAGAAGTTCGTCAAGTCTTCTGTCACTATTCATCATATCGCCAGTCATTGCCAATACAACATTTGTAATATTCGCAGTCTTAAAGTACATCTTCGCTCTATTGACAAAATACCTGATCCTGGAGGAGGCGACTTCGAAATCATATTTATTGTTTTCCAAATCTACAAGTTCGTTAAAATGAACATCCGACAACTGAAGTACACCTACAGCTTTATTATTAACCTTGAACTCATTTAAGGTTTTATGCAAATCGTTATTTTCAAAAAGCTTTATTAATTCTTTGCTGTACTCTTCTACAGCGTTTTCTATCCTAGCGTGTTCACGAAAGGATTTATTCAATATGCGATTTTTGTCCTGAGCCTTCTGTTTCTGCTTGGATAGCCTTACATTCTCTCGGACTATATCGTGGTCGGCATCCCATATAGGGTAGACCGTCTTGCAATGACAAGATTTACATTTATATCGCTGCCTGCCTTCTCTTGAAAATCCCTCTTTGGTCATTCCAATGTTGTAGCAATTAGGACATATTAACTCTTTAGGGTTTATCATGCACCCCCTGGCTGATTATTGTGATTTTATAATTTCACTTAACTCTTTAGCCCTATTAGGACTATCTGACCTTGCCCATTTACTATCGAGCATCTCCTCACTAGCCATCAAAAAGTTGTCATCTTTTATGTATTGTATTGTTTTTTTAAATTTTCGTACTCCAGAAAATCCAATCTGGAATATCATGTTAATAAGGACTTCTTTTACATTTTTAGGCTTATTCCAGAACCATCCGTTCCAATCATCGTTAGACTCTATGCTAACTAATATACCTCTTATTTTTTTATCTAAAATAAGATCAGCCACTTCCTTATCCATATATAAGTCTTTTATTGCAAAGCCATACCCAATGGTATCGTATCCATTGGGGCATTTATAAACTTCAGGCTCGTAGCCTTCGTGCTTTGCTATTTGGGTTTTAAGATTTTTTAAATCTTTCATTATTTCTTTTGTATGTGAAACATAAATTCAAGGTCATCTGTTGCTGCAAAATCTATGTCTGAACCACCAGCAATAGCAGTAAAAAACACACTTGTGCTTCCTGCATTTGCTTGTAGTAAAATAGGTAGTTGTTTTATATCATCATCGTCAGAATGTCCTGAACTAGTATATATACTACTCGCAGTTCCAAGAGAGGTGCTCCCATTTCCCCATACTATTCTCAAACTACTTGTTATATCTGCTGCTAATAAATCATCGTCAGTTATATTAGGTGCAGAGCCTGCTGTCCCTAAATTGGTCTGCACGCTCATAAAGATTAAATCCATGTTGTGATTTTCTTGGTCTTGGTCTGTAATACTTACACCAATCAATTTTGAGCAACCACCATTGCCAATAACTGCATTTGGTATTTCTGTTGCATTAAACATAACATCGCCACCGTGAGTAGTTCCTGCAATGACTGTTGGTGTTACTCTTATGATTTCAAAGTTACTTTCTAAGTTTGCCATTAAATCTCCTTAGATTTTAATTTTGTTTTTTTCTTTGGCTTGGGTTTTTCTACTACCTTAACCCAACCTTTGTCTTCTAATCTTTTTAATTTTCTTTTTGATAGCGAATCCTTGTCGTATGATTTTTCTACGCCATGTTTATTTTTTCTTTCGCCAAAGTATTTAAATTTTATTTTACTCATAATTCTCCTTATATAAAGGGGGCAAAGCCCCCTTTATATTTTTTAATCAACTAGATATTAGTCTAAACTATCTGTTAATGCTATGATTCTTCTGTCACCATCTGAATCAGCACATCTTGCAACTGCACCATATAATACATCAGCAGAAACTAGATCTGACATATATGTATGTTGGTAAGATTGCTTAACATTTGATGACTGAATTCCCCAATACAAAGCAGAGTTATGTATTGCAAACCCTCTTAGTAGGTCATCATCATCAGTATCAGCACCAGAATTACCAGTATCAAATCCAGTCCAGGCTTTAGTAATACCTTTTTCAATGTTAGCAGCGCTAGCAGCAACAGCTCCTGCATCTAAAAATACGCTGTTTGATGCAATCACAGGCATACCTAGAAGGCTTCCTGCGACTCCAGTTGAAGCAAAGTTGCCACCTAGTGGTGCGCCTTGCACTCCTTGAGTAAAAGCGTTACCAAAGTTAGATGAATTTGCTAAAGCTCCATAAGCAGTTTTACCAAGAACTATAGTCCAGCCTTCGGTACTTCCAGTCTCTCCGACTATTAATGCCATTAGGCTTGATAGGTTAGCTGGAGTTAAGCTAGCTGCAACTTCAACATTCATTGTGCTATTTGCATTTACTCCATCTCCACTACCAATGGCGCTTGAAAGTGCATTTGCAACAGTAGACATTAAGTAATTATCAACTGTTTTGGCAATAGCGTATCCCATTTGCCCTGCATATAAGTTAAATAAGTCGTAGCTTGACTGTACTTTTACTGCTTCTGGAATCCATATTGGCGCAACATAATGCTCATCAAATTTAAGCTGAGTAGTTGTTGCAGTATCAGATCCTGTTACATCCATTGTGATAGTTTCAGCAGCTTGACTTACAGCCTTTACGATTGGAACTCCAACGTGTGGAAGATTGATTACATCTCCTTCTCCAGCCATGCCAGATAGGTCTGTTCCAACTTTAGTCATAACTGTATTTTTTTGGAAGGTGTCTAAAATTGCTTGACCCCACATTTCAGGAACAAACTGATCACCAATAGTGTCAGCATCTGCACCATGAGATGAATTGCCTTGTAGACCACCAATAAGTATATTTGAGCCAAGAGGGTCGGTTAGAGCCATAAGGTCATTACCCATTGCTCCATTTTCAACCCAGCCTTGGATTTTATCTGTTAATAACATTTAAAACCTCTTTTCTATTTTATTTTAAATTGCCTAACAATGTCAGTCCAATTCTCTTTCCTTTCTTGGTCAGTCATTTCCAAGTATTTCTTTGTAGGTATTTGCTGCCTTGCGTTGCCAGCAACTTCTGGAGCGTTGGATTTCACATTGTTAATTTTACCAGTTACATACTCGAGAGTTTGAAGATCAAGTCCTGCCAATCTTTCTCTCTCTTCTTCAGGAGCTGTTTCTAATAAAGCATTTCTACGATCTTCTTCATACTTTGTCCACTTCTGTGCAGTTGATGCTAAAGTTTCATTTTCAGAAGACACTTTTTCATAAAGTGCTTTAAAGTCTTCCTTTTCTTTGAGTTTAGCTTCTTCTGCGCTAGCAAGTTTCTTTTCAAGTTTAATTAATCGCTCTTCAGCTTCCTGCGCCCTTTTTCTGTACTTCTTATTTTCATAAGCAAGTGGACTTTCAGTATCAGGCGAATTTACCTCAGTCCCTGTTGAAACTTCCTCACTGACTGTGGCGTTGGTTTCGGTATTATCAGACATTGTCATGTCCTCCATATATAGTGTTTTTTTTAATTATAAATACAATATGTTGTATTTATCCTATTGCGTAACTTATATTACATTGGGTTATAAATGCAAACATTTAATAATAATCTATCAAATTTTAAAGAAAAATGGTTTGACTTTATGGATTACAAACCTCATAATGGTCAAGCTAAATTGCATTATCCAAGCAAAGAAGATGCAAGGTTTTTTGTTATGGTTTGTGGTCGTAGGTTTGGAAAATCTACAGCAGCAGCTATGGAAGCTACCTATTATGCTTCCCAGCCCAATAAGAGGGTGTGGCTTGTAGGTTTATCATACGACAAAGCAGACATTATGTTTAGAGAAGTTTGGAAGCGAATGGTAATCGGTAAGTCTAATGACATAGACAAAGCCTCGGAGAAAGAACGATACATACGCTTCAAATGGGGTAGCGTGGTAGAAGCCAAGTCAGCAGATAATCCAGATTCTTTAGTGGGAGCTGGTCTTGATCTACTTGTTATCGATGAGGCAGCTAAAGTAAAAAGAAAGATATGGGAGATGTACCTATCTCCTACTTTAGCAGATAAAAAGGACAGTAAATGTATTTTTATTACTACCCCAGAAGGATTTAATTGGATATACGACCTTTTTTTATTAGGTCAATCCGATAAATTGTGGGAATCGCATCAAGCTCCTAGCTGGGAGAATCAATATGCTTTCCCTGAAGGCATGGAAGATCCTTTTCTTGTAGAGAGAAAAAGGAATATGTCTAAAGAGATGTTTGACCAGGAATTTGGTAGCGCCTTTACTTCTTTTGAAGGCAAAGTTTACCCATTTGATAGAAATAAAGATGTAGGAGATTATCCTTACAATCCTAATTTTCCTACTTACTGTTCTATTGACTTTGGATATAGAATGCCAGCAGTGGGCTGGTTTCAGATACATAGAATAAATGGAGAGTGGCACATAAATGTTATTGACGAAGTTATACACGAAAAGAATATTAAGACGGATGAGCTTATCAATATAATAAAATCAAAAAATTATGCAGTAAGACAATACTATGGAGACCCAGCAGGAATGCAAGCTCAAGGACAGTCTGGACTCGGAGATATAGAAATATTTAGAAGAAATGGAATTTATGTGCAATCAGTTAGAGATAAAACTTCAAGGAATATCGCTTCAGGTATTAGTCATGTTCGTGGATTTATTGAGAATGCCAACGACAATCGTTATTTGCACCTGGATCGTAAATGCGTGGGACTCGCTGAAGATTTGGAAAACTATCGTTATCCAGAAGCTGTTGAAAATAAACATTTAAAACCTGAGCCACTGAAAGATGGTAGACATGACCATGGATGTGATATGCTTAGGTATTTTTTTATAAACCAATTTCCTATTAAGAGAAATAAAATAATCATGAGGAATAGATAATGACTACAGTAGAACATATTATAAAAGAATCTATAAAAGATTTGAAAGCTCATCATGCTCAAGCTAGAAGAAACGAAATATATAAATTATTGGATTTTTATTCTGGATGCGAAATTCAAAAATATATTGAACCCTATTTTGATGCAGATGCGTTCAGAGAGATTCCTGTTTACAGTGCAAATTTTACTAAAAGATTTATAAATAAAATGTCTAGAATTTATAATGTTGGAGCAAATCGTAATGTAAGCGATTCTTACTCTAATCTTACTGTTAAAAAAGATGCTAGAATGAAACACATTGAAAAGATGACTAGACTTCTTGGTACTGTAGCAACTCAAGTCATTTATCGTGATGATGTTGAAATGCCTCATTTTGATTACAGACCAGTTTATTATTTTGATGTACATATGGAAGATAATCCATTTGTTCCAACTGCAATTACTTATCCAATATTACACAATGTAAACGAAGTGTATGATACTAGAAAACTGGAGTATGCGTATTGGGATAGCAATATATATGCGCAGTTTGATGAAAATGGAAATATAATGGAAGAGTTTGAGCATGGATATGGAGTTATTCCTTTTGTGTTTACTCATAGAGAGAATCAGCTAGACTCTTTCTTTGTGGAAGGGGCTAATGATATTGTTGATTGCAATGAGCAGGTAAATATAACCATGACTGAGCTTCAATTAGGGCTGCGATTTCAAATGTTTGGTCAGCCTTTTGTAACTGGAGTGTATAGTGACAAAGGTATGAAGAGGACAGGATCGGATTCTATTCTTGACCTACCAGAGGGAGCGACATTTGGTATTGCTTCTCCAGGGGGTAATATTCAGTCTGTAATAGAGAGTGTTAAGTTTCAGGTAGACCTTGTAGCACAAAACAATCACTTATATGTTCAGTTTGCTCAAGATGGTGGCGAAGTTCCATCTGGTATCGCTCTTAAAATAAAAGACCTTGAAAGATTTGAAGATTATCAAGACGATATAGAGCTTTGGAGAATGTACGAGCATGAAATGTATCATGTAGAGCGAGCTATTGCTGGATATAACGGAATTAATCTTCCTGCTGAGCTTAAACTTGATTTTATAGAGCCTGAGTATCCTAAGTCTGTACAAGATCAGATATTAATAGAGAATCATGCGCTACAAAACAATTTAACAACACAGCCACAATTACTTCAAAAGTACAATAAAGATTTATCTATAGAGGAGGCAAGAGAAATTGTCACAGCAAACAAGCAAGAAAATGAGCAACAATCAATCTTTGAGAGAATCCGTCAGCAAAATCAAAGAACTCAATAAAATAGATATTGAAATTGACGGAGATATTAGCGAAATTATAGCAGACCCAAAAGCTTGGGGCGAAGCTATGGCTAACAAAATCCTGCTTCAAAATGTTAATAGAATTATGAAAGCACGCAAACTAGGAGAAGAGTTCGGTGAAAGTCTCAGTTAAATCTAATTTTAGCTTTGAAAAGCTCTCTACAAAAACTCAATTTAGAAAGAAAATATTTGAGGATTCTACTCTTGCGATATCAACTGCTATTGCTAAAAACTCAAAAAAAAATATCTTAGATGGGTTAAAGCCTGACTTGGAAGATTCAACTTTAATAAACAGGCAAGAAGGTCTTAGTTCTTTTAAAGGACATAACGAAAGTGAAACGCCTAGCTTTAATTTGCAACCACTTTTTTATACAGGTAGACTTTTAAATTCAATTAAAGGCAATAAAAAAGGATTAGAAATGCTTAGTTACGGACTAGAGCATCAAAATGGATTTGAAGGCACTCATGGCGATGTTCCTGCAAGACCTTTTATTGGCGAGCTAGAAGACAATAACGATACTCATATGAAAGTTCAAGACATTATAGTCAATAAAATAAATAAAGCTATTAAATAATGGCTGAACAATACGATAACCTAGAGGAGTTTTTAAATGCCGAAGAAATCGAAGAACAAGACGAACAAACCCTGCTGTGGGTTGCACTCGGACTCGCTTACGGAATTGATGTCCTTGCTACAAGAATTGAACGAGAGATTGCTGTTCTGCGAGGAAGTGGCATTGGAGATGCAGCAATTGTCCAAATCTTATCAGACGACTTACGAACCAACGGAAGAATTTTTGGAGAATTTCGCAATACCATTAAGCGAGGAATTGTGGGAGGAGTTATGCAAGGCTTTAGGATCGGACAAGATAATATTTATGGCGATAGCGTAATGATGCGCTGGGTTTCTGTTGGAAGCCCTAGAATATGTCCTGATTGCCAAAGCCGAGTCGGTCAAATCGATACCTGGCAAAACTGGGAAGCTGCTGGATTACCTGCGAGTGGTTTCTCGGTCTGTAAAGAAAACTGCTACTGCCAACTTATACCAGAAGATATAGAAATTGACGATAAAGTTATTGTTCAAGGTGTGGGTGGCGTAGAATCAACAAGATAACTACGGTCTCCACTTAATAGCATCCTTTTCTAGCTTTTTTAGCCTCTTTTCAAGTTTTTTAATCTTTTTATCTGCATCATTGGGCTTTTCAACGTAGTCTAAAACCTTATCTAGCTTAAATTGTTTAGCTAAAACCTTAATTACAGCGTTAATTATTAGTTTTTGTACCATTTTTACCTTCTTTTTTTAGTTTTTCGTTTAAATCAATTAAATGTTTTTGGAAATCAGCACTATTACCTTCAAAGTCAACATAAGCGCCTAGAAGACGATTAAGATTGGCTACCTGGGCTGTTAAGAACTGTAATTGCTGATCTCTTTCTTTATTTGTTAGTTTTGGCATTTTTATTATCCTTTTTTAGCTTAATTTTGTTTTTTATGCAATGTACGCAATATCCTATAATACCCATGCCACCCATAAGTAAACTAGGGTGTGGCTCTCCACATAATCCTAATGCGTGCTTTATAAAATGTAAAATCGTATCCATAATTACCAAAGTGGTTGTTTTTGCTTTTCCCACCGTTTTCTGTTCTTTTCATTCATACAAATCTTGCAAGTAGATTGTAATCCACCTTGTCTTTTATTATACAAATCAAGTGGCTGCACTTTATCGCATTTACTGCATATCTTACCACCGTCTACAAACTTTTGCCTGTATTTATGCTGTTGAGCTACATTTCTGCCACCTCTCATAGGGTCTAATTTACTCATTTTATCTTACCATATACCTTTTCAATGTATTTCCTAAGCTTTGCTTCGATTTTTTTTAGCTTTCCAGTATTTACGCCTATAGTACGCTTTAACAAAGTTATCTTTCTTCCTTTTCGGTCTTAATACTCTAGTTCCGTCTTCATACTCTATAAAATCTGCATCTGTCCAGTTACAAAGCAGTTGCTGGTTATTGTCTATCGTATTAGGGTGATTACAAGTGTATATTTCCTCGATAGGTTGAAATAAAAGCAAGCCTATAAAGTAATATTTCACTTCTGTTCTCGTTCTTTAGCTCTTACAAGCTCTATCCATTCCTTTTTTTGTGCTTTGGTGGGTCTGCCAGCAGGTAATGGCTCTATACCTACAGCCTTAGCCCTTTGTTTCCACCTGTGCATCTTATTTCTATTCATCCTACGCTTAGAAGTCTGCGCTGCTTGCTTAATAGTCTTAAACTCTGACTGTGTGCGCTTCTTTTGATCCTCAACCTTACGCTCTGGCAACGCTATATCTTGTATCTCCTCAATATCCTCTACTATATCTTGTACTTCTGCATCCATATACTCTACTTCTGCCTCTTCAGCCTTTAAGAACTTCTCAAAAGGACTGTCTATAGTAACATTTATATTCTTAACAAGCTTTCCACTATGCTCTAATACTAATCTTCCAGCCTGGACATTGCCAGCCTTAGCTTCCCTAATCATAGAGCTTAATACAGCAGGTATTTCAGCGCCAAATTCAACCATATAAGTCTGATATACCATATCTACGAAGTTAGGATCTTTGCGCCAATTAAGCACCGTATTCTCATGTACTTTAAGCTTTGCAGCTATTTGTTTACAGCTCATATCAGGATTAGTTGCCATAATTTCTGCTGCTTTTTTTCTTTCGTTAAGTTTAGGCAAGTTACTCATGGCTATTAATATACAAGCGTTGACATTATTTTCAAATATTTTTTTGTAGGGGCGATATTGACATTAATATCTCTAATTTTTGTGCAATGGTGACTGTTAAGGGGGCTTTGTTTGTGTACGTCTAAGGGGGGTCAAATAACTTCTGATAGTTGATATTATGTAAAGTCTTTAATAGGTGGGTTATAGAGGAGAAACACTATAAACAGCCTAGAAAATATGAAAAATAGGGGTTAGAATTTACTTGAAGTGTCATAGTGTCATAAGTTTTAAAGCCGTTGACATTGTTAATGATTGAGAGTGTGCAAGCTGAACCGATAATCTCAACATATAAAGCCCTTAAACACTTACAACAAATACAAACTTTTTAAATAAATTTTAAATATTACTTGCATAGTTCATTTATTGTGTTTACATTTAACTAAACAATAAAGGAATTAAATAAAATGTTAAATCAAATAATGAAAGACCAACAAAGAAAAGAAAGTATAATCCAAATATTTAATGATGATTTCAAATATATTGAAGATATAAAGAAGATATGTTTTGAATCAGATATGAAAATAATTGATAGTGAATACAGCATATTGTCTGAAGCCTTAGACTTTATAGCTGACGAAGTCACAGAAGGAAAGGACATTGAAGAGGTTGAGTGCTATGAGTTTATAGATAAATATATGTTAATATATACATATGATTTTACATCATGGTTAAAAGAAATCGGCACAGAATACACAGACCAAGCACTCGAAGAATATGGAGAATTTAAAACTACTACTGATTTATTAATTAAGGGCTATTCTTTCCACATGGAGAAAATGTTTTTTATTGCTCTAGATATTGCTACACATCTACAAAATAAAGAAAGTGAGGTCAAATAATGAAATCTATATTTGACTATCAATACACAGAAAAACTCTACAAAATAGGCAATAAAACAAAGACATTCAAATCTTGGAGCTATCAAAACCACGCACAAAACGAAAGAGCAATAAAAGCAAGGAAAGAGGGCGTTTAAGAGTCTGACTGATGACGGTTAAATACTAGAAACTAGCCTTATATATTGGGGCTAGTCTTAGACAAAAAAGGAGTTAATAAAATGTACACACATTTTTTAGACAAAAACGCAGTAAAATTAAATGAAGATTTAATTAAAATCTTTAAACATTATAATATAAAAGATATTAGCTATGGTAACGATTGCTGTAATTCAGTTGGTATTTATATTGATAAAGAACATTATTTCCAAGTTTTTATACCTAACTCATTAATTGATAATATAGACAATGAACAATTCAATTATTTTTATATTATGTTAGTTGCCCCAGATTTATATATAGATTCTTTATTTGATAGCCAAGATATAGAATTTAAAACTATTGAAGATGTTTTAGGTTTTATATTTAGCAATCAAGAAATAAAAAAAATAATTAAAACTAGGGAATTATATTTCAATGGATAATTTCAAAGACTATGCTGAAATATTATGTTATATAATTTTGATCTTTTTTTGTACGATTATATTTATCACTTGCATTTGGATTCTATCACAATAAAAAGTAAAGGAAGACAACAAAATGAAAAAAAAACTAATTGATTTATATTTAATGTATTGGACTGAATTTTTAACTGTAGGTGCATTCGCTGACTATATTAATGTTAATGGATTATATTCTAAAAATGAAATACTAGAGGATAAAAAAGTTTTAAGAATTATAAGACTAGGCAGAGAATTATATTTGAAAGAGGGGAAATAAAATGACTTGTATCGATTGCGACTCAAAAGATATTTATAAATGCGAGGATAATTTGCCCATATGCAAAGATTGTTATATTGATAGTTATAATTTGCACCTGGATTTAGAGATAGAAGATTTATTATAAATAGCAGTTTAATTTAAAAAGTGAAGGAAAATAAAAATGAAATATTCTTACTTACAAATAAATAAAAATTGCAAGGTTTGTGATGGTTCTGGAATGACTAAATGGGTTGGAAACGATTGTCATAAATGTTTAAAACAAATTGATTTAAGCAATATGCACAAATTTCAATTAATAGAACTTAAAAAAGCAATAGCAATTAATTTAAAAAGTAAAGGGAGATTATAAATGACTGAATATCAATACGATCTATTATATTTTTGCTCTGAGTTTGTGAGCATTATATTTCAAGTGGGAGTTTTATATATTTTAATAGAGTTTTTAAAAATAAGTAAAGGAGAAAG